GTGTTTGCCGCACTTGCAATGCGGATATCAGCAGGGTTCGATGCCCTGTGGGTCCACCATTTCGCTCGCATAGCCCACGGTGGTAGAGGCATCTGGTTTAAGCCCAGAACAGGGGTGGGTTCGACTCCCTCTGCGAGCACCAAACCGAGGGGCCCAACAGTGAACGATGACGAAAAGGCTGACGCGATTAAGGGCACTTTTGCTTTTGTTTTCATCGTCGCTGTTGGGATGATTTTCTTTTTATGGTTACTTGACGTGATCACGCCAACGTAATAGAATCTCACGGATCACCATGCAAATTACAGCACCATGGACTCCCGAAGAAGTTGCCAAACTTAATGCGTGGCAGGCGTGCGGTTGGGTCCATGAGTTTACGTGTCCGAACCGGGGGGATGAAAACCACAAAGACGACATCGGCCTGACGGCAACGGTTCACGGCTGGATATGCCCGCATTGTGACTATACGCAAAACTGGGCGCACGATTTCATGTTTGACGGTGCGCCTGCTCCTCCAGATATCCTTGGTTGACAGAAGGGAGAAAATAAATGGATCGTTATATCATAGGGTTCATGGACGCGCTCGCGATGGCAGAAAACCTTCTTCGATTCAGAACGCCCGACGCAGCCGACTATTTACGCGATTATGCTAGTGGAAAAGTGATCGTGGACGGCAAGACTGCCCTGAAAATTGCTAAAGATAATGCCGAAGCGACGGCGATCCCGATGCCTCCGCCGCGCCCTCCTTTGATTCTTGACGCCCATGAGCACATTTGATTGGGTGCTCATCGGAATTCTGCTATACGTCGCTGTTGCTATGATCTATGATGACATGTGAAACGGAGAGTAGTGCCCATGGGGGCAAACGGCTTTGAAAGCCGTCGCCAACCGTAAGGTTGAGGGTTCGATTCCTTTATTCTCCGCCACTTATTTCCGTGATGTTTTATAGGAGACCTATATTATGTCTGATCGTCAACTCTCACAAGCTCACCACGATCTCAAAACCGTAACTGCAATACAAGAACTTTTTAGTGTAAGAGATCATTGGACCGCAGGGACTATTGCGCAAGACGTGGATGGTCACAGCGTCGATTACACTTCTTCCCGTGCTTATAAGTTTTGTTTCGTTGGGGCCTACTGCCATGTTATTGGCCAGTCGCTAGACGAGCGGATAGACGAGGGGAACGTGGCTCGAATATTCGGTTGTGAGAGTGGCGGTCTCATTAATATCAATGATCACAAAGGCTATGAAGCGGTTATGCAATGGTTGGATCGCACCGCAGATCGTTTAAATGCTATGATCGCAACCCCCAAATAGGGAATCTGTATCATGTCTGATCGTCAACTCACCCAAGATCACCTTGACTTGAAAACCGTGCTTGCCATGAAGGAGATTTTTAGTTCGAAGGACCGTTGGATACGCGGGCATACTGCGGCAAACATTAATGGCCGCATAGTTGAGTATAACTCCTTTAACGCTTATAAGTTTTGCTTTATGGGGGCTTTGGCCCATGTGATCGGCAAGAAGCCGGTTGTAGCAGTTTTAACCCCCGACACGACGCGTATCTTCGGATACAGTTGTAGTCACCTCGTTACGCTTAATGATGGCAAAGGTTATACCGCCATTATGGCAGTCTTAGATGATGCAGAGGTTCGTCTGAATAATCTGATTGCGTCGCCGAAATGCTGAACCTCTTTCATAATTACTTCTCAAAGCACGGAGTATATGGCTACACCTTTTCGGAACTGCCCCAGTTTTGGGCAAACGATGGCCGCAGATTGTTTGCACAAGTTGAAACCGGCGTTCGGTGGCTAGTAGAAGCGCAAATAGAAGAGGAAAAGACATGGAGAGTAAATCAGACGGGGTTCTGGGCTAGTTTGCTAAACTATGCGATCTTAATAAGATTACGGATCAAGACCGTTGCTCTCCGCCATTTATGATATGCTTGTTAGTCCGACTTTCTGGATTTCTTTTTGCGTCGGGATCATCGGCGCGATAGTGCTGCAAAATCTTTCAAAAGGAGAATAAAAAAATGATCTCGACCCTAATATCCCTCATCGTCTACATCTGTGTCCTTGGCTTGCTCTACTGGCTGGCCATGTATGTGCTTGACAACATAGCGTTGCCAGAACCCGTTGGACGGATCGCCCGCATTCTGGTAATGGTGGTGATGGTGATCGCCGTGATCTACCTGCTGCTAGGGCTCGTTGGCGGCGGCGGGAACATCGGACGCATCAACCTTGGACACCTCTCACACGCCCATGTCACAAGCCTAACCTAAACTTATGGAGAACGTGAATGGAAACCGAACAGTTAGTTGCCGTAGGATCGCCATACAAAAGCACTGATAAGGTGCCGCCCGGAAAATCGATCATGCGTTACATGACCGACAAAGGGGATACCAAACACATCTGGGACCCCGAAAACCCGGCCGAATGTGAAGCGGCTGAAGTGCTGTTTAACAGTTTGGTGAAGGAGAAAAAATATACCGCCTTTGAAGTCAGAGATGATGGTGAAAAGGGTGAGAGAATGAAAACGTTCAACAAGAGGGCCGGAAAAGTTATTCTGGTAGCTCAGTTAAAGGGAGGCTGACATGCCTGCCCTTGCCGAACTCGTCAAGGCCGTTAAAAACCGATCCTTCGATGCCCTGCCGCCCATGGTTAAGGATATCAAGAATCGGTTTCGGCCGCCTAAACGAAAGGTGATAGCCCCGACTGTTCAACTCCTCAACTTTGATACATCCACTGCCGTTCGATCCTACACCATTAATCATAACGCCGCTTATAATGGCTATCTCGATGATTACTACCTTCAACAAGGAACTGCGTCGGCCGCGTCGGAAATGTTAGGATATTACAACATGAACTCGCCCCAACAACAACAAATCTGGACGACATGGACGACGACAGCGGCCACGGTGACATCAACGACGGGAAGCGGCACGATCTGGACGCAATGGCTCAATGATGACATGATTTATGTCAACCAACCGAACGGCCAACGTGTCAGAGCCAGACGGGATACCAGTCACTATATGCCGCCGAAGCCTGCGATTCTGACGCCTGATCAGATCGCCGAGCAAGAAGCACAACGCGCCGAAGCGGCGCGGCGCTACGAGGCTGAACGAGCCGCGCGCAACACTGCGATTGAAAAAGCCGACGCATTGTTGTTGGAACATCTGACGCCCGAGCAACGCGAGTATATGAAGAAACACAATTTCTTCGTGGTTGAAGGTGGGAAGTCGAAACATAAATATCGTATCTGGACGAATAAAGGCTATCATGGTAATGTTGAACGACTGTTTAAGGATAAGATGAGTCCCGAGCTTGAGTATTGCGTTCAACTTAGCGACTACGCGATCCCACAAGGCGATCACTTCCTAGCTCAGAAGCTCATGTTCGAGTTGGCCGAGGACGAGATGCTTGCTATCGCCAACGTATCCCGGCGATACGCGGCATGATAATTACACACATTAATTCTTGGCTAAAGAAACCTGTAAACATATTTCGAACGTTGCCAAGAGACGAGGTTTTGGTGTATGTAACACACGTATTTGAAGATGAGCCGTCGTTTATGCTTTACGATCCGAGTAATTGGAGTATAAGAGACTGGCGTGTATTTAATGCGATCATGGCGACGATTGTCGATGATATAAATGAAATGAAAATAAATGGGCAGACGGGGGGTAAGGTATCCCACGAGTCTCATAAGCTCGCTTAAATAGGATCGTTACCTATGTCTGCCACCACTATTCTCTGGACACCCAAGCTCTGGGTCAATAAACCGTTTCGAGATATAACGGACGCGATACACACGGCCTCCATGGAGATAGATTGTTTTGAGGAACGTTTGGTGGCGCTGAATTACGAAGAAGAATTGTGGGACGCGATCTATGACGCCCTTGAACTCGAAGTAACTGCTCAAGCCCCTAAAGCATAAATGGTGATGTAACAGTTTTGTAATCTGTAGAACTTGGTTCGATTCCGAGTGGGGGCACCATGAATATCAAAATACTCACCTACTGTTTGTTGGCGACGGTTATTCTAATAACCCTTGCTTTCATGACGGCAGGTATTTTTGCTTATCTGACACCCGATCCGCTACTTGATGGAATAATAAAATGATTGCTGCCGTGGCTCTGGCGAACGTCGATCCTAAACCGTTTGAAGACCTTCCAAAACCTAACATTGTAGATGCGCCCCCAAAGGAGATATATGTAATTCAAGTCACGACGTTCGATTATGGCCATGGGTCACTTCAACTAAGGCACCACACCTTTCACGAATTTTTTCTGACGCGTGAAGCCGCTGAGTTGAAGATTCGACACCTTGCTGGCCTTGGCCCCCGAACCATCGAGTGTAGATATTTTATTCAAACGCTCTGGCCAGCGGAATCGGGCCCCCGTGTTGTCCCAATTATGCCGGAAAAAACAAACTAAGCCGCTATAGTATAAAGGCATTACGCTGCTTTGGTAAGGCGGAAACACAGGATCGTTACCTGTTAGCGGCTCCACTTGCTTTTGTCCTATAGTGGGAGTATAACCCATGAAAGATAAAGATCGTTTTGACGTTCAGGCTGAACGCATGGCGGCAGCCAAAAAGACTTATAGTATGACTGACGAGGCATGGAATGATTGCCTCGCTAAAGCATTACGTGATGAATATCAGCGCGGACGCAAGAAAGTGCAAGACGCGATCCGTGACGCCCTTGATATTCCGATGAATCCTGATTAGCTCTTGTCTTATAGTGGTAGTATGGCTGTTTCGTAAGCAGCAAGCAGAGGTTCGATTCCTCTCGGGAGCACCATGGACACCACTGCTTATAATCTCGTTTCGCGCTTGCTTCGGGCGGGATGTGATAAGTATACGTTCAATTGGGTTGATAGTTGGGAGTTGAAAAAGTCGGGAGCAGAGTGGCCGCCAGAATTAATGTGGCTATGTCCTTACTTTGATAATTTTAATCAACAACTTCGAGACGATATAAAACAATTTTGTGAGGACAACCATGAATAGACTAGAAAAATTTGTTCCTGACATCGCTGCTATAACAAGCGCCTCCGACGCGTTGTTTTTTGAGCAGTTCGCAAAAAAATATCTCCTTGTCGGTGATGATGTGTCGGTGGCGAATGAGCCTTGCCAAGCCCCCCTGTCTATGCTACACTTGGAACTAATGGAAACGATGGACCTGAATTTTGAACAAGAAATCTATAGTTCGTCAGATAGACGGCCTCCTGCGGCTAAGGCCGCTTGAATGGGGGGTATCGCTTGAGGTTTATGGGCAATGGCGACACAACAACAACAGTGTTGAGTATGTAGACGTGATCTTTGATCGCGGACATAATACAGTAACCGATGCAATCTCAGATCAATTAGAGGATTTAGACGATGCCTAAAAAAATTACAAGTTTGACGCCCGAGCAGATCGCCCAAATCCCTGCATGGGCGGATAAGTGGATCAAGATCGGTTTGAGCACCGAGCCAGCGGACTTTTCACGGGCAGAAGCCGCCGTGTTGAAATGCTATGACTTGATTAGTGCGCAACGCCCGAAAGCGGTTCTGCATGTTGCCTCCCCGTGGGCGGCGATTTATGAAGGCAGCAAGAAAAATATCGAGTTACAGAATGATGGCAAGGTTCAGAAAAAGGCTTTGACTTCATTTATTAAATCATCGTGGTTTAATTATCGCGGCGCTCAGCTATGGGCTTCGTGGTTTTCCTACGTGACGTTTTTCCGCGACGTGTGCGGATGGGAGAACGAGTCGCTGGAAAACTTTAAGCTGGACGAAGAAATTGCGTTGTCGTCCGGGTTCGTCTGGTGGAGCGACGACGTGGTGGCGATATCAGATCGTCCGTTAAAGGTCACGCGCGACGCGGGTGGTCGGTTACATTCCGAGAACGGCAAGGCGCTGGAATATCGTGATGGTTGGGGTGTCTATGCTTGGCATGGTTACCGCATCTCGGGCAAGAACACTTGGATTATCGAGAACAAAGAGAACATCACGCCGACGCTGATCGAGAAGGAAAGCAACGCTGAGTTGCGTCGCATCATGCTTGAAATCTACGGTTACGAAAACTATCTGTCGAAGCGGAAAGCCAAGGAAATCGCCGTGGATGAAATTCACGGCCAGCCGCGCCGCCTTTTGGAGTTTACATTGGCGAACGAAGCGATCCGCGTGATCGAAGTAAATAACGGCAGCCTTGAGCCCGATGGCTCACGCCGGAAGTTCATTCTTGGTTGTGTTCGTCGCGACGGGCGGTATCCCGACACCCCGGCTGAAGCCGTGGCTTGGAGTTATGGGATTAACCCAAAATACTATGATGAAACTGTTCGCACATGATAAGCGGTATTTGCCGACGGATTGCGGAACGGTTGCTGATGGCGATGAGGGCGGCACAAGGGTTGCCCTCTCATCAACCTGTTAACGCGCCGGTAATTTTGGCGGCAAGAATGATGGTAAGAAGGGCGCTGGTTGAACAGGTTGCACAGTTTGAACAAAGTAAGGAAAACTCTGAATAAAGCCGCAGATTTAATCGAGGAAAAAGATTGGTGTAAAGATACATACGCCAGAGACGCCGATGGTAACGCTGTCAGCGAATATTCTCCGTCTGCTGTTCGATTTTGTATGTTAGGTGCGATAGCAAAAGTTAGTGTTGGAGAGTCGCGTGAATTTATAGCCGCTATCCAACATTTCGAGAAAACCACAAAATGTTTATCCGTCACATTATATAATGATGCGAACTGCACGTCAAAAACAGATGCGATAAAAGCTTTGAGATCGGCGGCCGAGAAAACCGGATACCGTTGGATTGATTGGGCTTTAGGAGAAAGGATGAATGAAACTTCTTGAACACAGCCTCCTATACTGCGAGAAGGACGCATGGCACTGGCGTTTACGTTTTGGTCTAAGAGTCACCCCCATCTTAGCGCGAGCTATCTTTGGGGGCATCGCCTTTTCGCTGCTCTTGGACGATTATATTCTCGCTCGAAGTCAGCAATGTTTCGGCGAAGAATTGTTCGAAGACCTGATCGAGTCCGAGCTATTGGAAGCGGTCGAAAGCCAACAGTGAGACCATTCTACGATAATCATTTGTTTCCAGACGAGTGGTTTCTCCGGGTATCGGTTCAAACGTCCTGGCTGATCGCACTGTCCGTGTTTAAGGGCTTTAATGGTATGCGGATCACTGATATTGAAATTCAATTACCTTATGCCCGAACTTGTTTCGGTCAAGGCTGGATCGAAGATGCCATCGAAGAACAACTTCGAGAAAATGTCGATCTTCTTTGAACGTTCGATGAAATTTCCAACTCCCTTATTTCTGATCGAGGAGCACTATCCATGGTATTGGTCCCGTGATAGCTTTGGAACAGATTTACAACGCATCATTGAAGATCAACTTCGCGACGACGCTCAGGTAGGCCCCGCAAGGTGGTTCGTGGCGGGTCGCTGGTTCCGATCTGTCAGTAGAAACGTGCCGACGTGAAGATCGAAAAGTTTAAGAGAGAACCGATTTGGATCGAGTGGTATCCTTCCTATTCTTGGGGAAATGAGCGCTTTGAGGGTCCGATAAACTTTGAGGACATCCTGTTCGCGCAGCTTGATGACGATATTCGGAAATTTTTGTGGAAACTTGAAAAAAGTGCTTGACAAAGACCTCGAAGTAGGTTACTATGCAAACTGACTTGGATAGTTTCAGCAACAAAGCAAAATTTCTCAGCACAGAGGGTGAGTTTCGATTTCTCACATAAATCAAAAAGTAGACAACTATCCCGTGATAAAGATCGGCTGATTTCCACACCATTAAAGAGCATCAAACTCGTAATTTGACACGCTCGTCAAAGATCAGCCAGTAAGTCTACGTGAGGGTTTATCTCTTACACGGCGGAATACGTTAAGTTCCGCTCTATTTACGGATTGTTTCAGCAAACTATGGTAACAAAGAGTAATGCCCTCGGGCATTATTTTTACTGGGTTCGATTCCCAAACAATCCAGACTTTATAGTTGGGTTCACTTCCGCAAACTTAAAGATCAAAACTTTTGGTGTCTTGATCGACAACGTGATCCCGTCGCAGCTTTGGTTGATTTCAGCATACAAATCTTTTTTGAACAGAGAAAGCCGCAAGGCGTCAACCAGTTAGTAATTTATCTAAGGCTATTTTCGGCAAACAATTATCGGCTCATACCCGATTTTCCAACACAAAGATGGAAAAGAAGCCCGCGAGGGCGATAGCCTGTTATATTTGAAAGGAGGTTTACGGTGACTGCAACTTTTGGAAATGCCGTTCGCAAGGAACAGATTTACGGTGAAACGTATAATCAGGCTCCGACACTGACGACAACGGGGAACCCGTGCCTTGATTTTTTCGGCGCGGCCGGTAACCGTAACGTCAACCTCGACCGAGCGTTCGACCTTGCACATGCTTATAATAGTGCGCTTGCGTATCGTATCGCTCTATGGACGCGCGACGTGCGCGGCGGAGCAGGCGAACGCCAGACGTTTCGTAACCTCTTGAAGCACTTTGAAAAGCACTATGAGAGCGATTTGCTCCTAATGCTGGAAAAGATTCCTGAGCTTGGCCGTTGGGATGACTTGCTCATTTTCGAGTCGGATCGCGTCAAGCTCGCAGCCTATCAGCTTATCCATGAAGCCTTGGATAAGGGCAACGGACTATGCGCTAAGTGGATGCCGCGTAAGGGTCATATCGCCGAGGAACTTCGTCGGTTCCTTGAACTAACGCCGCGCGCCTATCGCAAGGTTTTGGTTCGTGCGACCAAAGTCGTTGAGACGCAGATGTGCGCCAACCAGTGGACGGAGATCAATTTCGATCACGTTCCGTCTGTGGCCAGCGCGCGTTATCAGAAGGCGTTTGGCCGCCACGCACCGACTGAGTATACCGCTTACAAGGCGGGACTTGTGAAGGTGAAGGACGACGGCACGACCGAGCGTAAGATCAATGCTGGCGCGGTTTATCCCTATGACGTGATCAAGTCGATCAGCCGGGGCGACCGAGCCGTTGCTAAGGCGCAGTGGGAAGCCCTTCCTAACTTGCTTGGGGAGGACAATATCCTGCCGATTATCGACGTGTCTGGTTCGATGCAGAACTGGGCGTATTACAACCAGAAGCCGCCGATCAAGTCTTCGGTATCTCCGTTGGATGTCGCGGTATCTCTGGGATTGTATGTGGCCGATAAGCAGAAGGGCGCGTTTGGTGGATTGTTTATGACGTTTTCTACCAAGCCGAAGCTTCAGAGCCTAACGGGCGACATTGTTAACAAGTATACCGAGATGGTGCGTTCCCATTGGGATATGTCTACTAATATTGAAGCCGCCTTTGCCGAGATACTGGCAACGGGCCGTCGTAACAACGTTCCGAACGAGGACATGCCGAAAATTCTATTGATCGTAAGTGATATGGAGTTTGACGCCTGCGTTAAGAACGGAAGCGGTGATCGGATCACGAACTACGAGAATGCGAGAGTCCTGTTCGAAATGGCCGGATATTCTCTACCGAAGGTTGTCTTCTGGGCAATCAATGGTCGGTCGGATAATAACCCGGTGTCGGAGCACACGAGCGGAACGGCTCTTGTGTCTGGATTCTCTCCGGCGATCTTCAAAGCTATCCTCAAGGCTGACTTTGAAAATTACACTCCAGAAGCCGTGATGAAAGAGACTGTAATGAGCAATCGTTATGATGTGGAAGGCTTGACGCTCTTTACGGTTTAATTATTTCAAGCATTATGGCGGCGGGGGTGCGGGGTCAGATGTGAACATAGGCACATCTGACCCCTAAATTTTAAAGGAATAAAACAATACACGCCCGACTTTGGATAGACGATCTTCGATCCCCGCCCGACGAGAGTTGGTATTGGGTCAAGACTTCGGAAGAAGCTATTCACGCGATTAATGTCGGCATCTACTCAGGTATGGCTTATCGCGAAATTTCTTTTGACCATGATTTGGGCGACAAGGATGACGCCTACAGCGTTGCCACCTTTATTGAAGCCTATGCTTATAAAGGCTATCTATCTCGTATCCAGTGGCACGTCCATACGGCTAATCCAGTCGGCCGCCTTCGGCTCCAAGCGGCGTTGATGTCTGCGGATAGATACTGGGATCGGAACGAGGAACGAGAAAAGACTGATCCGTTCTGGTATGAGAGGAATAAAGATGCACTATAGATTTGATGAAGATTTTCTGATACTTTCAGTGCAGGTTCATGAACCGACGACAGTTGATGAAGGGTGTCGGTTTGTAAAAATACCGAAAAATGAGTTTAGAAACTGGTTAGCACCTACGGTAAATTGGGTCGTAACTACTCCACCAAGATCAATTATTAAGGACTGGTTTATCGCTTTAGGATCAGTTGGGGGATAGCTCCGTTAGCAATCTGGGGAACGCACTGGTTTTACATACCAGCATAGGTAGGTTCAATTCCTACACGGAGCACCAATTTTGGGGAAAAATAAATGACGATGACATGGATGGTTTTTGCGTTACTTGGCCTCGTCTATAACTGTTGGCTGATATACAACGTTGATACTTCGCAACTAAATTTTCTCAAAATTCTTTCATTGGTGAACGTGTTTATTCTCTCTCTTTATGTGATGAATATTCTATAGGAACAATGCGACTCAAGTTTATTAGCGACCTACATCTCGAATTTTCTCGATTTCCAGTAGTCGAAACCAAAAAAGAACTAGCCCCATCCAAGAAAGAAATACTCCTTGTTGCGGGCGATACGATCCTATCCGTGGCTCTCAAAGACAAGAGAACCGACGCGTCGGCGCGCGGTCTGCAAAAGCGCTTTGATGAATTTCTGGATGCGGTCACGGGCTTCAAAGAAGTCTATATGATCGCGGGCAATCATGAAGCCTATTCTCATGGCGACGTGGCCACCAACAAAGCGATCATCACCGACTACATCGCCAGCCGTAACATCACCAACGTGCGTTTCCTTGAGAACGAGCGCGTGCCGCTGACCAAGAAGGTTGATCTTCTGGCCTGCACGCTCTGGACAAGTATGGGCAACCGCAACCCGACCATCCTATGGGATGTTGGCCGAACGATGAATGATTTTCGGGTCAGCAACTACAAGGGCCGCCCGTTCACAACCAACGACGCCGCCGATCTTTTCTTTGAGTCGCGCCAGTGGCTACAATCGGAATTGATCGACACGTCGAAGTCGTATATTGTGATGACGCACCATCTGCCGTCGTTCCAAAGCATCGACCCCCACTTCAAGGGCGATGTGATGAACTATGGCTATGCGTCCGACCTAGATGATTTAATTTATCAAAACCCGCACATCACCCATTGGATACACGGGCATACGCATTACAACGTCGATTATGAGATCGACCATACGAGGATACTCGCTAACCAGCGCGGCTATCCTCCGAGCACATGGAGTGACGAACCAACGCGCGGGAACTGGAAAGACTTTAAGGCCGATAAATGGATTGACGTATAGCTTGAGGACGCTAACGGTGAAAGTGAAAACATTCGGGATTGCATTGATTGCTTGGCTCTATACCCTGTCAGCAACGGCGGGGTATATCCCCCGGCAGCATCACATCACTGACATCATCAAGTTCAAGATCGAGGTGACTGAGTTGTTTAATCTCGTAACCAAAAAGGCCAAGAATGGCACCATAGCCGAAACAATTTTATATCAGACCTTAACCGATATGCAAAAAGTGGGTCGCTACGAACCATTTACGTTCACGGTTGAGCAAGCACCGATGGTGCCCCCCGATTACGTTCTCTTTTTGAAGATTCATTACGGAGGCTATGGGTTGCCGAGGTATAATCTTATTCATCTCCCATCGGAACACATGTTTCTCGTCTTTGCGAGTGAGTCGTTTCTGGGTGAGTTTCGGAAAGAGTTTCGTAATAAATTAAATGAGTTAAATGATGGCCTTGACAAGTGAGGGATTTTATAGTATTATGGAAGAATCGGAAAAGCCAACTATCAGCGTTTATTCTGAGCAATATGGGGTTCATAGTGTCTTTATGAAGCTAGACCCCCCTGTAACTCAAGATATCTATGCTCGGGTGCATTTTAGTAGGCGTTTCATGGACATATATAGACACATACAAACGGTGTTGAGAGAAGAAGTTGACGATCTTTAAGTATGGCCACTTCAAAGGCGCTTCCGGCACATTCCTTGATTGGAAAATCAACTGTGATGATTTATTAGAGGACGACTGGGAGTGCATCGTCAAGGTTGTTGGTCCCGTGTTAGAGCCCTTTGGAGAAGTCTTAGGGGTGCCCCGAGGCGGCGTGTATCTGGCGCGTAAGCTCCGTCGATACCTCACTACCGGGCCGCCACTCATTGTTGATGATGTGTGGACTACGGGATATAGCATGACTAAATACGTTAATGGATATAACTTTCCTGAATGGAAAGGTTTCGTGGTCTTTGCTCGCGGCGATCTGCCCGAACATGTGACATGTCTGTTTAAGTTAAGATTAGGAGAGTGAGATATGTGGCCTTTTAATACAATTCTTGGCGGACTTAGTTCGGTATTCAATACGGCCGGAGCATGGTTTTTTAAATTCTTCACCACTGATCAACAAATGATTCTCGCTTTTTTTGCCCCTCTAATCAATCAAGTTAGAGACCAAGCGCTGATCCTGGGTAATCAGAACCTTCAAGTGGGTTTTAAAATTCTGCAAGACTCGGCGCTTGCCGCCGCAACCGCCGCCCTGACCGCGCCTCCAGGGATGCAGGTAGGCGCTGCCGAAGCCGCCTTTCTTCAGGTCTTAATGGCCGAAGGAGTGGGCGCTGTAAATAACGCCGAGGCCGCAACGATTAAAGCTGCCGTGGCGATCATTCAATCTAATCCGGCCCTGGTTACCGTGGCCGCCCAGATAGCAAACACGACGCCGAAAGATACGGTAACCGTCGTCAAACTATAACGTTGAAGTTTCGTTGACGTATGCAAGACTCCGGGGCGGCACCGGACAGGTCCACCAATGGGCCTGAAATAGTTTCGATTGTATAAAGAGATGGAATGGAGTTATCCCGATCTAAGCTGGGTTAACGCGAAGACAACAACAGACGCAAACGAAAATTTTGCTCCTGAAGCAATGGCTCTAGCAGCCTAAGCTTATGAGTTCGGCGGGCACTCGGAAACAGAAGCCCCGCCACTTGCCGCTTTAGCTGATGTGGTCATAGCGACGGTTTGAAGAACCGAAGAAGGTGGTTCGATTCCATCAGGCGGCACCAAATTTAAGGGGGAAGAATGAATCTAAAAACATGGGTGATCGCGTGTGCGATGCTGACGGCATCGCTGGGGGTTAAGGCCGAAACCTCGCCACCACCCCAAAATAATCAACAAAGCGTTCTGCCAGCGATTGTTGATCCGGCAGCTTTGGCTTCATCTGCTCCTGAAGCTCCAGAATCACCATCTGTTGAGCATGAATCTGGCTCCGAAAACGTTGTGAATGGCCCACAATCAAAGGAGGAACATCCCCGTGCGTCTGTATCTCAAACCGTTGAGAAATTATCTTCACAATCACAAACATCAGGCGTCACCGAATATTTTCCACCTCACACTGTTCCCGAAGTTGCGCAACCATCAACAGTAGCACCTGTTCTTCAAACTCCCACGTCGCCCCCCTCCCCTGCCACAACAACGCAAGCGTCGCCTCCTCTTCCAAAAACGGCAACCTGCCAGTGCGCAACCGCCAAGGCGAGGCCCACATCAACTGCACGGAGATGTCCTTATCGTGGTCGCTACCATCGCCTTGACCCCTATGACGAACCGTTCTATAATAACAGAGGAGACCGTTAATGACAGACGATACTGAGTCCCCTATTTCTGTGACTCGCCCCCGCACTAAAAGTGTCGGTAGTGGTGTTGTTCCCAAAACAAGATTTTTTATTATCATCGCGGCTTTAATGGCTTCGATTGCGGGACTCTATAATCAGGATCAGATCGCAGCACTTGTCGCTAAAGCTACAAGTGATATTTGCACCGAGAAAACGGTTGCCGTTATTCCTGATCCTGTTCCCCCCATGCTTGTTCGACAAGCGTCTCCTCAACCAATAACTCCACTCGCGATTGATCCAAAACCGGCCGCATCACCAGTAAGTCCAACCGCCACGGCGTCTCCACAAACAGAACGCGGCCCCGAAACTTACCAAAAATCCTCTCAAGCACCGTCGCCTCCTACCGCCAACGAACTATCTCAAGGTGCGTCTGAATATCCAATATCGCCCGATCAGACTGTTCAAGCCCCTCCAACAAATCAGTCCGTGTCACCGTTAGAGGCCGCTTCCAACGCGGTAACTGACTTCTTATCAGGGGGCCGAGATCGTCCACCAACTGTTGCTGCACCACCTGTAGCGCCCCCTGAAGCTCCGCCAGTTGCTCAGGAATCGCCTGTGGCCAATCCTCCCAACATAAAAAACGAAGCTCCGCCAGTAGCTCTGGAAACGGCTCCTTCATCTAATCCTCAGCCTCAAACGCAAGTATCTCCAGTTCTTCCTCCAAATCTTGCACCCCCGCAAGGTCTATCTCCAGCCGATACGACAGATCATATAGCCGCCCCTGAAGCGCCTGCATCTGAGCAATTATCCGATCCTTCTCAGCATCCACTTCTTCCGCCGCCGCCTCAGCGTCCTCAATCGCCTGCTCAAACACAAGCCCCATCGTCTGCTCCATCCCCAGCAATCGTCCCCTTAACAAAGGAACAAGCGGCATCACTGGAGCAAGAATCGATTCGAAATACACCCGCTCCTTCAGAAACTTCCGAAGCCGCTGTTTCTTCCACCGTGAAAGCATTACCTGCGCCTCCGCCGTTTACTCTGACAAAAGTTCGGGAGACGCGCAAGTTTTATCTTGCGGCCGACCGTGCCGATGGAAAAATCAGCTTGCGCACAGGAGGTAATGTGTCGTGGCGTTTTAACAACCCTGGCCGGATGCTCAACAGTGAGTTTGCCCGCAAAATGGGAGCCATCGGATCGGACGGCACCACCGCTATCTTTCCGTCCTATGAAGTTGGGCGCACTGCGATGGAAACCTATCTGTTTACGGATGTCGCAAACTATCACAGTCAACGGCTTGGCAAAATTTTCAAAAAAAACAATCTCACGTTCATTCTCCGCGATTCGAAGTTGCCGCGCACGCTTGTGCTCGATGATATGACGCCCGAGCAACGGCGAAAATTGTTGGACAGCATCCAGAAAATGGAAGGCTTTATTCAAGGCAAGGTCGTGAACTTTGATGACCAAGCTCAGTTTGACGCCGAGGGCTGGTAATGGATTACGCCCGAATCGTCTCCTTCGACCATGACTATATGATCGTCACCAACGCCGCCGATGGGCTTGATTACAAGCTCACAAAAGGCACCTTAGCCTGGAGAAACAATAATCCGGGCAATCTAAAATACGGGGAGTTTGCGAGAGACTTCGGCGCGTTGGGTATCGGCGGCGGCGGCCATGCTGTGTTCGCCACCTTTGCCGATGGGGCCGCCGCTCAGAAAGCGTTACTCTTTTCCGATGAAGGGAACCCCAAAACCGGAACCTATTACGATCTCAGTATTCGGGATGCCATCGCGAAGTATGCGCCGGTCGATGATCCGAACCCCATTGCAAAGAATGACCCACCCGCCTATGCAGCTTACGTTGCCGAGGAAGCAGGCGTCTCGGTAGACACAATACTAAAAGACCTTTCTGACTCACAACAAGACGCCTTGCTGAAAGCCATGAGATTTTTTGAAGGATGGAAGGCCGGAACAATAGAAGCGGTAGAAGATGAAAACGCTTAAGCTTCGATTACGTTATTGGTCAGCTTGCTTTAATTATATCACTCGTGATGTTTATGATCTTCACGATGCAGAAAACGCCGTGATGGCTGCACGTAAAGCCCTCAACAAATAGAAAAGAAAAAAATGATTATCCAAATGGAGCATTTCCAAAACCTGGGAGAGAAGATAGATAACATTGTGGACGCGACTGGAATAGACTATATCGACGCCGTGTTGTCCTACTGTGTCACTAACAATCTCGAAATTGAAACCATCGGGGAGTTGATATCCAAAGACCCCGATCTGAAACTCAAAGTTGAACTTGAAGCTGAACATCTACACTTTTTGAAAAAGTCTGATCGCCTTCCGATATGAGAGAGTATGAAACCCACAGCCTATCAAATCTACTGCGAGTATTGCGCCCTTAAAGCCCACTTTACGAACGAGAAATACGACTACTTTCGCTACAATAAAAAAGCGAACGTGTCCTCTCCCACAGTTTTCAATGGTCGCCGCGATAGAGCTTTTTTTGAAAAGCTCTCGCGCCATCGTGATCCTCTCAAGTTGCTGATCGCCAACTTCGCCGAGAACTTTTCTTTTTTCATTGGTGACTTCGCCAGCGCCGAGGGCGAACGCATCTATCAGAACTGGGCTAAGCGCGTTGAAGCCTTGACTTACTTTTTCAAAGAAGACCTCCTCCAACTCAATCCTGATTTTAATTTAAATTTCATCGTGCCCAAGGGCGGGCATCCGCAACTCATTAAACTCTATCTCGCAAACAAAATCGGGCTTGATACTTTCATTATCCTCATTGACCTCACGCATTGCTTTCCGACATGGACCAAGAAGCTTAGCCTCGATGATATCCTATGGACAGAGGTGTCTAAAAAATACAACAAATACAAGCCGTTCCTGGCCTACGACGAGACCAAGTTTAAGCAGGTTTTATTGGAGTTTTTTAAAAAACCGCTTGACAACTTCGTAAAAATCTGTTAAAATAGATTGATAATAATGCGGAATGTTGGCCTAGAAGCAGCCATCATCTAAGGAGTGGGCCTCTCGCGCTTAGCGGCGCAAAGAAGAGACGGAAGCAACTCGCTGGTTTGATCATCCAGTGCTAACTCTTTTAGGGTTAGGTTCAGTTCCCTTTAGCGTAGCAGCACACCGTATCATTCATACTCATAATAATATCAATAATATAAGGATACAAAAATACACATGGCCAACCGACACTCTGCACTCGACGCAATTAACGCTGAAATTGAGAAGTTCACTAAAAAATCATTCGCCGAACCAGACGCGCGCCTCTGGTATCCACAAACAGATAAAGCCGGTAACGGCGGCGCAATCTTCCGCTTCCTCCCATCCATTGATCTCCCTGGTAGTGATGGTCCCGAACAGGTTCCCTTCGTGCGCTATTGGTTGCATAGCTTCCAAGGCCCAACGGGACTGTGGATTGTCAACGAGATGTGCCCGACAACAAAGGGCGGAACGTGTCCGATCTGCGACTATAATCGGTCGCTGTGGAACTCCGGGGATGAATCCAAGAAACAACAGGCTAGCCGACAAAAACGTAAGTTGAAATTTATGTCAAACATTTACGTCGTCAAAGACCCGGCTAATCCTGAAAATGAGGGACAGGTCCGCCTATTCCTTTATGGGAAAAAGATTTGGGATAAGGTGGCTGCATTCCATACGCCAGCGTTCGAGGGACAACCACAACGCAACGCCTTTGATCTATTAGGAGCCGATTCTGAAGATGGAGGGGGGGCAAACTTTATCTTCCAAATTCATAAAACAAAAGACGGCCCAAACTACGATGCGTCGTCTTTTGACGCCGTGGCCTCGTTGAGCACGGATCAAGGCTTGCTGAAAAGTGTTCGGCAACAGCTTCATCCACTGCAACCGTTCATTGCGGATTCTCTTTTCAATGATGCGGCTACGATCAAAGGAAAGCTCGACCGCGTTCTCGGATTGAATGGGGTAGTTGAGGAAGCGGTGGAAACAAGCCTACAAGATGTTATTCCGATTAAACCCGGTCGGACCCGCGCGCCGGTCGAAGCGCCCGTTATCCCCGACGAAGAGGAAATGGACGAAGATTATTTCAAGCGCCTCGCTCAAGAGTAA